CTTGACAACACCCTCCCCCTTGGGTATATTGGGGGTTAGTTACAAAATTCCAATTAAGTAAAATCAGGAGGATGGCGTATGGCAAAAGAGTCAAGGCCGAAACCGTTTGTAGTTGCTGAAGGTGGGGAGGTTGTGGAAGTTGATGCAGATCAATTCCAAATATCTGCCAGTGACAGCAAGGGACATTCGGATCGGGTGTATTGCCGGGTTCAGCCACAAGTTAAGGATCAGATATCCCATATCACCGGGGGAAAGGTGTTTCCTTATAGGACAGCGGGGGACTTGGTAAGACACGCATTACATAGACACTTGAAATGGTTGGAAGGTATGGGGACGGTTCGAAGCGTGATGGGCCAGGTTGAGATTATTAATGAGTTGATGAGGCATGAGAGTTACAAAACGAGTTTGGGGGAAAGTCTGCAGTTGATGACGAGTCAGGTGAGCACGTTGTTTGGGTTGGGGGAGGAAGGGGAGGCGAGACGGGTGTTGCTACTTGTATTGAATCATATATCCCAAATGCCTGATGGGGTTTGGCGTCGGAAATATGCCAAAGAGGTGAATGACAAGTGGGGGGCGATATTGAGTAATGGTACGAGGGCGCGGTTGGCGAGTTTTGCAGCTGAGGAAGATGAAGATGGGGATGGGAATGGGAACGGGGAGAGTGAGAAGGTGGCATTGTAAGGATGGGAATGGGGAGAGTAAAAGAGTAGTGTTGTAACCTGTAGTGACCAAATAAGAGGATATGAGCATGGGTGTAGCCAGAGAGGGTAATGAAGTCATCATTATATTGACTGACTCCGACGAGGGTGGGGTTAGTATCGATGTGAAATCCAGAACACCAATTGATTATGCAAGAACTCCAGCTGAGAAGATGGGGTTGGTGCTGGGGTTTGTGTTGAAGTGTGGGCCTGATACTTATAAGCAGATACTTGAGTTGTTGGAGTTGGAAATGGGGGAAGTAAAGGGGAATGCGTGATGGGAGATGACCAATATATCTGTGACCATTCACATAAGTGTACGAAGGAGTATTGTATTTATAAAGTGTCACATTTTAGAGGGTATCCAGGGTGTAGGCTTCATCTTTGTGGGCACGTTAATGAGCTTATTGAATGTGTGCCTGTGGGGGAGTTTATAGGAGAGTCTGAGAAGGTAATAAACTCTCTTATGAAGGAGGTAACTAAAACGTTTGGGGTGCCAATTCATTTATTAGGGGGAAAAAGGTTTATGATAGGGGAGAAGGTAATGGAAAAAGAATATGAAGTAATCAAGGATATTTACATAATCAATATTGTTAAAGCAGCAGATGACCCTAAATGTGGGGAGTTTTTGGCTGCACTTGAGGAGTTTGTAACTAACAGGGCTACCTATCCAACTGGTACAAAGTTGGTTGGGTGGATACTGGAAAAGACAACCTGGATTAAGTGGTTGCTGGAGAAGGGGTTTATCACGGAAGTTGAGGGAGCAAAACTACCGCTATCAATCATCAGCAGATACACTAAACATGCAACACAGATTAATCCGCAATATGACTTTACCGCGCCAAGTAAGCCAAGTCAGAATATGCTTTATTTCCTTTACAAAGAAGGTGTAATTCATGAGTGATGATTGGTTACTCCCCCCACCTGATGCGTTTGGGTTGGAGGGGTTTACAGAATGGAGGGTGGGGCAGGACGAAGCCGTTACTCAGATTACAGATACCAATAAAAGATTTGTGATACTGACCGCCCCTACCGGGTTTGGGAAATCCCTCACCTATGTGGCAGGGGGTATACTTAACGGAGGACGGGTACTCATCCTTACTGGTACCAAGGGGTTGCAGACTCAGTTGTTGAATGATTTTGGTCATATTGGGATGAAGGATATCCGAGGACGGAACAGTTATAGTTGTGCGATGTATGATTGTGACTGCGGGTCAGGGCCATGTGTGGCAGGGGTAAAATGTAGTTTGAAAGGAACGTCGAGTTGTAGTTATTATAAAGCAGTGATTGACGCTAAACACGCTCAGGTAGTGGTTACCAACTACAGTTACTGGGTGGCGATACGGCACATGGATAAAAGCCCTGTTGGGGATTTTGATATGTTGGTGTGTGATGAGGGGCATTCCACCCCGGATATTATTGCTGACAGTATGACGGTTAAGTGGAGTAAGAAGCGTGGGAAGATGGCGGGGCTGCTTACTAATTCCCCTAAAGGAGAGGAAGTTGAGCCGTGGGTCCGGTGGGTTCAGTGGGGGGAACGGCAAGTCAAGGATGGGTTGGAGACGTTGAAGGGGTGGGTTGAGAATAACCCTGGGGATATCAAGAGCCGGGATGAGTTTGTGAAATTGAATCGGCGGTATAGGGAATTGCAGATGATCCGTCGGGAGTTGTGTGCTGGGGATTGGGTGGTTGAGAATACCGCAAAGGAAGTTAGTATGGGTCCGGTGTGGCCCAAGAAGTATGCGGAACAAGCGTTATGGAGGAAGATTGAGAAGGTGGTGGTGACGAGTGCTACTGTGTGTGGGAAGACGCTGGGGATACTGGGGATGGATAGGGGAGAGTGTGAGGAGTTGAGTTATGGGAGTCCAATTACGGATAGGATTAGCTTAACCCATATTCCTACGTGTAGAGTGAATTTTCGGACTACCCCGGGGGAGATGAAGGGGTGGGTTAGTAGGATTGACCAGATTGTCAGGAGCCGGCAGGATAGGAAGGGAATAATTCACACGGTGAGTTACAAGCGGGGGGAGTTGGTGCTGGATATGAGTAAGTACAAGGGGTTGATGACTAACCACAAAGGCCAGCGCCAGGAGGATGCGATTAAAAGATTCAAGAGTGGGACGGCGTACCCCATAATGGTGAGTCCGAGTCTGACTACTGGGTATGACTTTCCTCATGACACATGTCGTTATCAGATAATTGGTAAGATTGCTTATCCGGATACTACAAGTAAAGTGGTAAAGGCGAGAATGAAAGCCGACGATGATTACGCCTCGTATGTGGCGATGCAGAGTTTGGTGCAGACATGTGGAAGGGGGGTTAGGGCTGCGGACGATTGGTGTGAGAATTTTATTATTGATGACAATATTAAATGGTTTTTTTGGAAGTACAAAGGGTTTGCTCCGGAATGGTTTAGGGAGTGTTTGAGAATGGTACAGGTTGTGCCTAATGGAGGAGAGGTGATTGAGGAAATGGAGGGGGTGATTGAGGAGAGATGCTGACCAATGAACAAAAACGAGATCTGATGCTGAACGGTAAACGGACATGTAAATGTGGGTGCACTATGGAGGTATGGGAGGTGGACAAGCGGGATACGGTAAAATGGATGTGTTGTGAGTGTATGAAGAAGGAGATGGTGGACAGTAAAGGTACAGTTACGGAAATATTTTAACCGGGGGACGGAACAGGTAATGTCTGGATTTGTCTGGAAACTTATTTATCAGGTTACCAGACCGTCCCCCATATTATTAATTATTATTAAATTACCAGGAGGTAATGTACTATGAGTATTAGTTTAAATCCAGCAGACGCAATAGAAGGCGGGTTGTTAGACGATGTTAATGTGGAAATCACCAGTGCGAAATTCGAAATGTTTGATTACGGCGGCAAAGCAGCAGCGACCCCGGCATTGAAATTGGACATGACTGTTGAGGGTGTGGAAGTTGATGGGCAGTATTGGAGTGTGGGGAATTCCCAGGATTGGGCGCCGACCAAGAATGGCAAAGGGTTGGATGCGATCGGGGGGCAGACTCAGTTACGGGCGGGTAGTAACTTTATGCTGTTTGTTACTGAGTTGATCAATGCGGGGTTCCCGGCTGACAAGATTGGGGAGGATATTACTGTATTGGACGGGATGGAGTGTCATGTTAAAAGGATCCCGGCGCCCAAGAGAGGTGGGTTGAGTAACGTTAAGAAAGGTCCGGATGGTAAAGAGTATGAAGCTACTGTATTGGTGGTGGATGAGGTTATCCGGTTGCCTTGGGAAAAGAAAGCAGGGAAAGGGGCACCGGCTAAGAAAAAGAGTGCAGCAAAAGGTAAGGCTAAAGGTAAGGGTAAGGCGGCAGTGGCTGAGGCTAAGGTTGAGGGTGATGCTGGTGCGGATACTGGTACAGATTCTGGAGCTGCTGAAGGTGGGGTTGAAGAAAGAGCAATTGAGTTTGTGATGGGGGCATTGGCTGCTCATCCGGATGGGATTGCCAAAAAGGATTTGCCGACAATGGTGTTTCAGGAGCTGAAGACTGACCCTGATCGGAACAAAATTGTACAGTTGATTTATAAGGATGAGTTTTTGGCTGATGGGCCGTGGGTGTATGCGGATGGTCAGGTGAGTTTGGGTTAATATTACGAATTGTCCCATGGGCAATGGCAGGGTGACTCCGAAAGAAAGGGGTGCAGTATTGGTAACTGTTGCAACATTTACCAAACTGTAGGGCTGAAGGTCCGTGTGGGTTCAACCCCCACCCCTGCCAATATACTGACGTGGCGAAATGGTTTAATAAACGTAGATAGTGTAGAGTATACGGCTATCGGGTAAAAAGGGCAAACGAACCGTCCTAATAAGAGTAGAGGTTGGGCCTGAATTGACAGGTAATCTGGATAACTTGAATGCGGTTATACTCCCCAGAACAAACCAAATGCCTCCCCCAATTGCAGGTTCGAATCTTACCGTCAGTTATTAATAAGGAAAAGAGGAGTAAGGTATGAAATGTGGAAGATGTAATAGTCGTATATGGGTGTGGAAGAGGGTGGAGTTTAGCCATGGGAAGAAGTGTGTGTATAAGAAGCAATGTGGGGTGTGTGGGAAGTTGAGTGGGTGGTGGCCTGAATGGGTGGTTAAGAGATTGATTAGGGGAGCTAAAGGGGTGAGGGTATGAGTGATATAGTAATATGGTATGAACCGGCAGAGAGTGCGGGGAAGTTATGTTTCTCATGCGCTGTAAAAGCAGTGGTTAATGGTGAATGGGTAATCCCATCAGTTGAGGATATGGAGGGGACTGATGGTAATGATATGCGGGACTTTACCTGCAGGGATTGCAAAAGGTATATAATATGAAATGTGAAATGGTTGACGAAGAATTTCTTCCTCGGGGATCGGGGGTTGAGAGGAGTGATTGGGAAGAAACAGGAAAACCCCACCTGACCCGGATTATATACTCTATGATGGAAGAAATGGGAACCGCCTATACCGGAAAAGGCTTTGGGGAACCCGGCATCACCATGGAGATGGGGTTTTTGTGGGAGGACGTGTTGAGTGTGGTGTTTGGGGAGCGGATGTGTGCCAGGTTGGGAGAGGTTGAATGTGACGGGATTGTGGGGAGTCCTGATGGGTTAGGGGAAGATCCTGATGGGGTTGTCCCAGGGGTAGTGTTGGAAGAGTATAAGTGTACTTGGAAATCCACTAAAAGTAACCCTGAAGAGAATTGGTACTGGATGACTCAGGTGAAGAGTTATTGCCATATGGTGGGGGTGACTGGGGCGATAATGAGGATAGTTTACTTAATGGGAAACTATAGAGGGAGTGGCCCTCAGTATAGAGTGTGGAGGGTTGAGTGGGATGGGGAGGAGTTGGTGAATAACTGGAATATGATATTAAGTCATGGGAGGAGGAAAGGGTGGTTGAAATAACTAATTGGTTTTGCAAGACTATGTATAGTGACCCGTATTTGGCTCCGGAACAAAACCCTATATGTATAGGTGGGATTGTGTTTGGGCACCCATCTCAACCGGACGGTAAATGTGTGGCTACGAGTAGAGTGGTTGGTGTAGAAGGCCGGGTGGTAGAGACGCTTTCACGTAAATATAGATTAGGGAATATTGATCCCGAGTATAGGAAGTGGTTGAGAAAGAATAGGCCGAATTGGGATTGGAGAAACCCTGTAACAATGATAGAGAGGGGGGAGGGGAATAATGGCTCAAATAGCGGAATTAGACCAAATAACAGCTTATAGAGTTTCAGACAATAGTACTGTCGAAAAGGTGTTTGAGGATAAGCAAGAGGCTGAAGCGTTTAGGGATCACCATAATAACAGTATTGAAATCCGTAAATGGGTGAACACCTATAGTTGGAGTAATATGTCTGCAGGAGACATAATGGATATTTTAATAGAGCATGGCGCTAAAATAGGAGTGAATGTATAATGAGAGAAGAGCATCGACACCCAAACAAAGCACCGTTTGAGCACGCTACTATATCAATACCCGTTGAGCTGGATGCCCACATACTTGGCTATAACAATGTAGATATCCGGTTCACTCAACAGTTTTCAGATGGCGGTAAAACTTTTAATATGACGGTATTAATAACGGAGGATGCAAGTAATGGCAATTAAATCAAGATTCAGAACAGCAGAACGCACAGCCCTCCAACCCAGGCTAATAGCCAGTATCTCAGGGTTGGAGAAACAAGGTAAAACCCATTTTGCATTAGGCGCACCTGGGCCGGTAGCGATGTTCAATATTGACATTGGGTTAGAAGGTGTGGTGGGGAAGTTTGTTGATGATAAAGACATTCAGGTGATGGATATTGAGTTATCCCAAGAGCCTGAAAAAGCATTGGATGAGTGGGAGGCGGTTAAGACTGCGTATATGAATAAGTTGAGGGATCCCAATGTCAGGACTATTATCTGGGATACCGCTACTGAGATGTGGGAGTTGGTGAGGATTGCGCGGTTTGGGAAGTTGGTACAGGTGATGCCGTTTCACTATGGTCCGGTGAATGCGGAATTTAGTAAGTTGCTTAAGGCTGCTTACGACACCAATAAGAATTTGATATTGTTGAACCGGATGAAAGCGGTGTATATTAATGATAAACGGACCAAGGATTATGAGAGGGCCGGGTTTAGTGGGACGGGGTTTTTGGCTCAGGTGAATGCTCAAGTGTATAGGGATGAGAGTGATGAGGATGGGCCTGGGGAATTTCATTGTTATGTGAAGGATTGTCGGCAGAACCCGGATTTGGCAGGGGAAGTGTTGAGCGGGGAGATGTGTAGTTGGCAGTGGTTGGCGAGTATGGTGGTGGAGGGGACGAGTCCGGAGGATTGGGAATGAAAAAATTCAGAAAGTTTTTATGTTGGATGTTTGGGCATAGGTCAATATGCTTTCATAGACACGTATACGAACATAATCCAGGTAATCGTAATGATGCAATCTCATCTTCAACTGGGTGGGGATGTGAAAGGTGTGGGTGTACTTTTGAGAGAGGGTGGGACGAGTAAATGATGGATGTGTTGCACTTCTTTAGGTTGAATAAGGGGTTATCCGGTTTCGGTACAGAGGAGCAACCCCCAAGGCTTGAGTTAAGTAGAAAGGTTTACGAGGATATCAACACCAGACCAGAGGCGTTGATTGACGAGGATTTAAAGACTTATGCGAGGAAGAAAAGGGGGTTGAAAAACAAATGGAAAGTAAGGAGTTAAGAGCGTTAAGAGCTATGGCATGGGAACGGGCAAAGGGCGAATTGATGTCAATGATACATACTTACTATGGTTGTAATTTAAAAGATACAAAATTCGATTGTTTTAAGATACTTTACGATAAATTTGTGCATGAAGTTGAATCTAATGGGTTGCAGGAATGAAAACAAAAACAGAAGTAGGAGAGTTTGAATACAACATGAAGATGATCTTCGGCGCAATGTGGTGTAAATGGTTTGGGCATTCTAAAAAGAGGTGGTGGGGTCGGTGTAATAGGTGTTTAACTTTAATTGAGAGGGGGAAATAATGGAGTTAACAAAAGAAGATGAAAGATATTTAAAGGTGGAAAATCGGATAACGGCGCTTGAAGATATTGCTCACGATCTAAAAGAACGTGTTGAAGTTCTTGAACATGATAATAAGGAACTTAGAGGTACCTTGTGTGATGAGGGGCATGAATGGAAGCAGTCAAAAATGTTCGATGGTGAATATTGTATTCATTGCGAGGAGGAAAGGCACTACTAATGGGTGGTATGTCAAATAGCCACAAGGGCAAAGACTTTTTATGGAAAGACCAATATAACAATTTCCATCTGATATCAGAAATGCCCACCCCAACCCTATTCCATACAACCAAGATGGTTTGGAATCACTGCGCGCCCAGTCACTCAACCCTCCCCCCACATATCCACCACACCTTTGACGTGTTTTATACTGATGAGTATATGGTGGATGGGGTTAAGGCGATGGTAGAGGAGTTGATGAGGAGGGGAGAAGGTTTAATGGGGGATGTAGAGGTTAGGTGGATGTTGGATTTGGGGTGTATGGTTAGGGATATTGATGAAGGGAGATTAGATGCTGTTAGTTGATAACCGTATAGGCAGTAAGGAACTCCACCCGGCACTCGCCAAACAAGTTGAATCCCAACTCACCCATATGGAATTTGCCGATTTTAGCTGGTTAGGGAAAGGGCCCGACGATAGCCTGGCGTGTGTTGGGGTAGAAAGAAAACGTATTGGGGATCTGATATCCAGTATGCAATCCGGAAGATTGAGTGGGCATCAGCTACGAGGGTTGATAAATAACCACGACATAACCTATTTGCTTGTTGAGGGGATGTGGAAAAGCGACAAGGACGGGTTGTTGTGTACCTATAAATACGGGAAGTGGGTGCCATACAGCCATGGTAGAGGGGTGATGGTCAGGGAGGTGAGTAATTACCTAAATACTTTGGCGATTGCCTGTGGGGTTAAGGTATGGCAAACCCAGACTGCGGAGATGAGTGTTGGGTGGTTGGTAAATACCTATAGGTGGTGGCAGAAAAGGTGGGAGCAGCACGGGGCGTGGAAACAGTTCCATGTTTCACCCATGACCCAGGTGAAGTTAAGAAAGCCGACGTTGGTAGAGAGAGTGGCTAAGGAGTTTGATGGTGTGGGGTGGGAAAGGGCTATGGGGGTTGGGAAAAGGTTTGGATCAGTGATGGAAATGGTGGTTGCTGATCAAAAGGGCTGGTTAGGGATAGATGGGATTGGTAAGGGGTTGGCGGGGAAAATTCAGGGCCAGATATTTAAGAATGAGAAATAAGATAATAGTTATTATGTCAATACATAATAACCCTTGACAACACCCCAATCCCCATGTATAACTATAATCACGATTAATTAATGTAAATACAAAAAAGAGGGGAGAGAGAATGGCAAATATAACAAAGAGGTGGCTAAAAGAACATTCCGCTTGCTTTGAAGCCTATAGCGCATTTATAGCGCAAGGTGAGAAAGATGAGATTGAAATTATTGAAAAATGTATGGAGATTGACCGTTTTGATTGGGCAACCTGGTTAATTGTAAGGCGTATGGGGTATAAACAATATGTTGCTTACGCTATCTTCTCCGCTGAACAAGTTATTTCTATTTATGAGAAAAAACATCCTGACAACAAAAACCCCAGGAATGCAATCAAAGCGGCGAAAAAATGTTTAAAAAACCCATCTAAAAAAAATAAGCAGGACGCTTATGCTGCTGCTGCTGGTGCTTATGCTGCTTATGCTGGTGCTTATGCTGCTGGTGCTGCTGCTGCTGCTGGTGCTGCTGCTGCTGCTGCTGCTTATGCTGACGCTGCTTATGCTGATGCTGCTGCTGCTGGTGCTGCTGCTGCTGCTTATGCTGACGCTGCTGCTGCTGGTGCTGCTGCTGCTGCTTATGCTGACGCTGCTGCTGCTGCTTATGCTGACGCTAAAAAAGAACTACAAACAAAAATAATAGCGTATGGCATAAAACTTTTAAAGAAAGAAATTACACTATAAGGAATTACCACTATGGGTTTAGGACGTCGAATGATAAGTTTAAGACTCCCTCACAAATGGATTGGATGGTTAAGGCGTGAAAGCAACGAATGTGGGGTGAGCCAAGCAGATTTGGTAAGTGATGCGTTGGAAAGGGTCCATGGCCCTGTGGATGGGGTCGTGGGGTTGGGGGAGTTTTGTGAGGATGACAAGGAGGGTATGTGATGAGTAAGGTGGAATTTGCAGGTTACCAATGTGACATCACTTTTGGGTATTATGGAAATACCAGGATCGCAATCAAACTGGTGGATCCAATGGTGGGGCCGATTGCAACTGCCACTATTAACCTCCCTGATGAAGATCTGGAAGGGGGGTATGTGATGATCAAAGACTACCGGGAGAATGCCGGGATTAAAAAGGCCCTGATTAAAGCGGGGATTATTGGGTATACATATAGAAAGA